TTGAAACGGCCCGCATCGGAGTATGCCCTTCTTTTTGGCGGTTGCGATCTGTCATCCTACATACTTGACAAAGCTATACTGCCGCCTCTTGGCAAGTTTTTAAATGAGCAGATCGGTAAAGGAATATGTAAAGTCTGTACCCTGCCGGGGTTTTATCCTGCGATATATTATCATGCGGTCAATGTGTGCCTGCGCGTACAAAATGGACCGCCCCGGTGCATAGTCATGATGATGGAAATATCCTCTTTGTCGCCGTATGCGCCGCTGATGATGGGACCGCAGAATTACCGGCAGCATGAACGATTTGTCGATCAGCTGGCGGCGCTTGCTCCGGAGGATGAGGAAATCCGGCAGTATCTGCAGAAGGTGCGTGACCGTTTGGAGCGCAGCCTGCGGGGAAGTAGTCCAACAAAGGCGGAGAATACGCCGGAGGCGTGCAGGCGGGTATACAAGCTGAAGTACATGTACCATCTGCGCGAAGATGATGAAAGTGTCGTATATACCAGAAAAATTCTGAGTCGAATGAAGGAAAAAGGTGTTCCCGTGATTCTGCTGTTTCCGCCGGTAGATTATCAGCGCGGAGAGAGCATATGCGGAAAAGAATTTACGGAGAAATATGCTGGCGTCGTAAAGCAATTGATTTCCTTTTTAGACGGGCATTCTTACCGATGGATTGACGCAAGCTTTATCGCATCATCGGATTTCTTTGTGCCTCCATCAAGCTCACCGGATATCAATCCGTTTCTGAACGCGGAAGGCCAAAAACTGTTGGCGGCTTTTTTGGAGCGGCAGAATATCATGTAATCAAAAAGGA